GTACTTTTAAAGGCAAAAATAATGGAAATTTTAAATATGACATTAATGAGGATGAACTAAAAGAATTATATTTATATAAAAACTTAAAAATATCTGAAATAGCTGATTTATATGGTTGTCATAGAACAGTTATTAGTGATAACATTAAAAAATATAATATTAAAAAAGAAACATCAAATAAATATAATCTTGATATTGTTGAAATAAACAATTATAAACTAAAAGGTTTATCATTAGTACAAATTGGGAAAATATATGGTTGTAGTAATAAACTAATACATAAATACATAAAAAGACATGGAAAATAAAAAAATTACACCAATAACTAGGATTAACCGCTTCTTCTCCGAAGAGGATTTTTTTTTTTAGAAATAAGTATGGGACGTGAAGCTATTGAGGGTGACGGAAATTTCACTTTGATTCTATACAGAATTGATAGACAGTTGACTGAGTATGATAATTTGTATGGGGAAGCATCAAAAGACGGTATCAGATTTTTTCCACCTATTGAACTGAAGGTTATCCCTATCATGGATGAACCAGAAAACCAAACCTACAATAAAAATGGTAGTTTGAGATACATTCAAGATGGTAATTTGACGTTTGGTATTTATGATGCTCAATTAAGCGAATTGGATACCCAGATAAGCTATGGTGATTACATAGGTTATCCAGTTACAGAAACTGAAGTTAGGTATTTTAGCGTTGTCAATGATGGGGTTAAGAATTTTGACAATAAACACACTATCATGGGATACAAAGGTGCATTTAGAACAATAAAATGTGCCCCAGTAGATAATACCGAATTTAGAGGTATGTAATTACAAAAGACTAATATTTATAAGATATGGCAATGCCAAAAGGATATAGAACAGACATTAACATCGTTAGTGGTAAAATTGGACCAGAAAGAAGACAAGAAATTCTTGATGGTATAGCCGATAAAGGCACCTTTTTGCCTAGAGGTGTGTTGGAAGAAGATATGGACCAAACTTTTATTGAGTTTTTAGGTTCTGACAAAGGTTTGTCTATCTCTGTTGATGGCAATAAGGTTCCAGTAGTTTTCTTGACAATTCAAAGATGGACTGAATTTACCAAAACATGGCAGTTTTCAGAAGAGTACAAAAATATTGAAATGCCATTCATAACCGTAGTTAGAAGACCAGATATCCAACAAGGCCAAAACCAAGCTGGATTGTGGAACATACCAGGTGGAAGAACCTATACTTATATGAAAGTCCCTACATGGGATGGTGTTAGACATGGTATTGACCTTTATAAGGTTCCACAACCAACACCAGTCGACATTACCTATGAAGTAAGATTGTTTACGAATAGAATGAAAGATTTGAACAGATTCAACAGAGTAGTTCAAAGAGCTTTTCAATCAAGACAATGTTATATCAACGTAAATGGCCATCCAATGCCTTTACATTTGGAAGCCATAGGTGATGAAAGCAATATTGACAACTTTGAAAATAGAAGATTTTATGTTCAAATGTTTGAAATGAAATTATTGGGTTATTTGTTGGACGAAGAAGATTATGAAGTAATACCAACAATCAATAGAATGATTGCAACTTTAGAATTAGATGAAAAACGAATTTACAACGATGTAATTTTTGAACCAATCAAAAAAGGTCATGAAGTGGTGTATAATTTTGTTTGGAAACCTAAAGCTAATAATCAGTTTACCTTTACAGCACAATATGATGTTTCATTTACACAATTGACCAACATTGAAAATTTAAGTAGAATAATTATTTATGTTAATAATTCAATTGTATTTGACGGTACTGTCTTATCAACACCTTTGACCTTATTTGGAAACGATATTGTAAGGGTAAAGGTATATAAAAATTACCTAACACTTGGGAAATTTACATTAATCGGAAACACAATAGCATGAGCCACGTAGGAACAGGGTATGATATAAACCAAACATTTATAATTGAACCAACGGATAGTAGTGTTCCTGTATATAGTGCATGTACTGGATTTTACACAAATAATATTTTATCTTGTAGTGGTAATACTCAGATATTGTTAGGTAATAACAATATTAGTTTTATTGGTGGTTTACAAATAAATGATGGTTTAACAACTAACACTATTTCGGCAACTACTATTTCAGCAACCACATTTTACGGTAATGGTTCAAATCTTACTGGTATTTTAATACAAGATACATTTGTTACTGGTGGTACTTATTCTAATGGAACAGCTGTATTCATCAACAACACAGGTGGTACATTTAGTGTAACTGGTTTTAGTTCTAATACAAGTAGTTCATTCACTGGTGGTACTGTATCTGGTAATACTATTTTTACAAGTGGTTTATCTGCAAATACATTTAGTGCAACAACTTATTTGGGTTTACCCTTAGATATAAGAGTTACTGGTGGTACATATTCTAATGGAAGTGCTATTTTCACAAACAATACTGGTGGTACATTCAGTGTAACTGGTTTTAAAACTAGTGATGTATTTGTTACAGGAGGTACTTATACAAACGGTAATGCAATATTTACCAACAATACTGGTGGAACTTTTAATGTTAGTGGTTTCTCAATTGGTGGTGGCGGTGGTGAATTATTTTATTTGAATATTTCAGAGTCAAAAAATGGAAACAGATATTTGAGTACAACTGCTTCTACTGCTGCTGAACAATCAACAGGTGTAACTATAAACACTGGTGCAACAGAAACAATAGCGTCATTCCAATCAGACGTTTTAGGTATTACGCTAATACCTGGTGGTGTATGGTCATTTTATTTGCATTCATATAAAGAGGACAATAATGCTAGTTTTAATATTTTTGTTGAGGTGTATAAATTATCAAGTGGTGGTACATCAACTTTATTATTTGCTACAGACCCAACAGCCGTAACATCAAATTCACCTAACCCATCAATGCAATTAACTGATGTTTATTTCAGTGGTTCTCCTGTTGTTGTTACTGATAGTGTAGTGGCTGTTGTAAGAGCTACAAATACAAATAATCAACCAAAAATAATAACACTGGTTAGTGAAGGTCTTCAACATTATTCATACGCAGTTTCAACCTTGCCAACACAACAAGGTTTGACTTGCGATTCATTAAGTGGATGTTCAATAATTCAAACAATTCAATCTAATCTAAATAATAAATTAGATAAGAGTGGTGGAACAATAACCAATAATTTGGTTATTAACGATTCTTTATCAGCAACAACATATTTAGGATTACCCTTAGACGTATTTGTTACTGGGGGTACTTACTCTAACGGAACAGCTATTTTTATTAATAAGACAGGTGGTACCTTTAGTGTAACTGGGTTTAGTACACCATTTACAGGTGGTACTGTATCTGGTAATACTGTTTTTACAAATGGATTAACAGCAAATACTTTATCAGCTAGTACATATCAGAATTTACCATTAGATATAAGAGTCACTGGTGGTTCTTATTCTAATAATACATTTACCTTTACAAATAATACTGGTGGTACATTTAACACATCATTTAATACAGTAACTGGTTTAACGGCAACAACTATATCAGCAACAACATTAACATTAGCTAATCAAAATGCTAATACAGTGTTTGCTGGTCCTACTTCTGGTTCATCCGCAACACCAACATTTAGAGCTTTAGTGGCTAATGATATGCCATCTGGTATACCACAATATTTATTTTTTAAAAATACTGTTCAGCAAATAGTAAATACAACAACACCAACTGAAGTTATTACAGGATTAAACATTGGTACTGCATATACATTTTCTGCTAATTCCTTATTAACAACAGATTTATATGAAATAGAAGTCATAGGTGATTTTAGTTGTGCTGGAACTGGTTCAAGCCCAGCTTTTGATTTTACACTTGGTGGGGTTGCTTTAAACAATGGTGAGATAAATTCGTTATCAACATCAACAACCAGAAAACCTTTTATTATTAAAGCACATTTTTATATGCAAACTACTGGTAGTTCTAGTAATTGTCAATTTACAGTATTTGAAGCTAACGGTAATGCTAATACATCAGCAGCACAATCAAGAGGGTCTCAAAGAGCAATGCCTCAAACTATCAATACTACAATATCAAATTTATTGTCGTTAAAAATGTATTGGTCGACTGCGGTATCAGCATCAAATATTATCACAATAACTTCTATGACACTAAAAAAAATAAAATTTTAATATGAAAATTACACTAACAACAATAGCAACGAAAGAATTATATACTTATACCGCTTCAATTATAGAAGACGATAAAGTGATATTTACAATGACTGGTGATGCTGAATCACCAGAAGATTTTAAATTAAGATATGAGGAGCAATTAAAAGAACAATTTCCAGATTTAATATTTTAATTTTCCCCATACAAATCTTTCTTTGGCGTGCATGTGTCACGAATTAATTTTTCTACGTAAGAAAACATTTTTAAACCGTTTTCTTCACAATAATTTTTAAGGAGTTGATGGGTTTTTGTTGTAATTTTAATATTTTTATCTCTTTTCATAGCGTGTTTTTAAATAAGTATGACAAAAGTATGTTAAAAAACATACTAAAATAAATATATCTTATTGGTGGTTCCCACTTTTGGAGAAAAGCTAATATTTATATTAAACAAAACGATAAAGTAAATAATAATTTAAAAACAAAAACAATATGTCAACACAAGTATTCGTTAGTCCAGGTGTTTATACCTCAGAAAAAGACTTAACATTTGTTACACGACAAGTAGGTGTAACAACCCTTGGATTGGTGGGTGAAACAACTATAGGACCAGCTTTCCAACCAATTTTTATTAGTAACTACGGTGAGTTCCAATCTTTTTTTGGTGGTTTAAACGCTACCAAAGTAAAAGATACAGGTGCTCCACAATATGAGTTACCTTATATAGCAAAATCATATCTTTCTCAATCAAACCAATTATTCGTAACTAGAGTATTGGGTTTTTCTGGTTTTGATGCTGGTTTGGCTTGGGGTATTACTCTTGACGCAGCATTGGATACTACAACTAGTGGTACAACTGGTGGTGGTGCATCATATTCACCATTGATTAGCTTCTCAGCTACATCTGCTGGTACAATCACAAACCTTGTGTCTGCTGACCCATTGGTTCAATCTTTAATTAATGTTGGGTTTATAGCAGATACATTATCTTACTTAGCTACGGCTTCAACTGGTTCTAGCCAAAGTATTGGTACTTCATATATCAAAATAGGTTCTACCTTCACTGGTGCCTCATTTAACTTGTATGTTAATGCAACAAGTTATACAGGTGCTGGTATGACAACATCTATTACTGGTACAACAACTGGTGTGACTGTTTACTATTCTGGTTCATCATATAGTGATGTTGAAAACCAACTAGTAGCGTTGTTACGTTCAAGAGGTACAGTTGACGTATCTACTCAATTACCAGCGTTTGAAATTACAGGTGCAACTGGTGTTCAATTTGACCCAGCTTACTCTGGGGCTACCAACGACCCATTAGGTACATTCTCTTTGAGTGGTAATTCAACCCTTCAAGGATTGTTTGATTACACTGTGTCTATGGACAGAACACAAAGAAACTACTTGCCTAAAGTATTAGGAAGAAGTGCACAAGATGGTAAAACTGCATTGTTCGTAGAAGAATTGTATGACAACTTATTTAGAGACCTTAACGCTCAAGGTAAAATCAAAGGTATCAAACAAAGTCTTATCAATTATGGTACTACTTACTCTGATTATTTCCAAGAATTCAAATCAGCTGTAACTCCTTACGTTGTATCAGAATTGCGTGGTAATAAAGTATTAAGATTGTTTAGATTCATCACTATTTCTGATGGTAATGCAGCTAACGAACAATTTAAGATTTCTATCCTTAATATCAAACCAGATACCAAAGAATTTGATATCTATATCAGAAGCTTCTACGATACTGATGCTCAACCAGTAGTGTTGGAAAGCTATAGCCGTTGTACAATGGACCCAACTTCTGCTAACTATGTTGCTAGAAGAATAGGTACTACTGATGGTGTATACGTTTCTAAATCTTCTTATGTGTTGATTGAAATGGATGATACTTCAGATACAAGCGATGCATTCCCAGCTGGTTTCGTTGGGTTCCCAATTCGTAATTACCAATCAAATAGCAATAGTAGCGTACTTGACCCAACAGTTATGTACAAAAAAACTTACGGTACATTTGAAAATAAACGTAAATTTTATTTAGGTATCACTCAAACTAAAGGTATTGATACTGACTTTTTTGATTACAAAGGTGTACCTACAACCCCATCATTAAACGAATGGACTGGTATGACCAAAGGTTTCCACATGGACGTTGACGCTACTGGTGTTACTATCGACAATGTTGTTGTAACTATAAACAGCAGTGGTGGAACTTACAGCCCAATATTCTTGTTTGATACAGGTAATGCTGAATTTAGAACAGACGCTGGATTGGTTGGAACTGACTACGAAAAACTTTATGCTCGTAAATTTACATTCGTACCTTACGGTGGTTTTGATGGTTGGGATGTTTACAGAACTAGAAGAAGCAATTTGGATAGTTTCATTATCAATGGAACCAAAGGTCAAGCTGGTTTAACTAGTGGTGCGTTCCAAAACAAAACTCTTAGCAATGGTGATTTAGGTATCAATTCTGATTACTACGCATATTTAGAAGCTATCTGGACATTTAGAAATCCAGAAGCGGTAAACATCAACGTGTTTGCAACTCCAGGTATTGACACCGTGGATAATACAAATTTGGTTGAAGCTTCAATTGAAATGGTTGAGCAAGAAAGAGCTGACTCATTGTATATTGTAACAACACCAGACGCTGTTAATGGTGAATTGTTAAGCACACAAGAAGCTGTTGATTACTTGACTGACCAATTTGACAGCAACTATACATGTACTTACTGGCCATGGATTCAAATCAATGACGCTGAAAACAACGTATTGATTTTTGTTCCACCAACCAGAGACGTAGTACGTAACATTGCGTTGACTGACAACATTGCATTCCCATGGTTTGCGGTTGCTGGTATCCAACGTGGTGATGTAGATGCTATCCAAGCTCGTAAGAAACTTACACTTTCAGAAAGAGATAATCTTTATGAAAACAGAATCAACCCAATTGCTACTTTCACATCTGACGGTATCAAAATCTGGGGTAATAAAACACTTCAAGTTAAGGAAACAGCTCTTAACAGAATCAACGTTAGAAGATTGTTGTTACAAGCTAGAAAACTTATCTCTGCTGTATCTATCAGATTGTTGTTTGAACAAAATGATGCAGTTGTTAGAAACCAATTCTTGGCACTGGTTAATCCAATCTTGGATAACATCAGAACTGAAAGAGGTTTGACTGACTTCCGTGTTGTTCTTTCAAGCAGCCCAGAAGACATCGACAGAAATCAATTGACTGGTCAAATCTTCTTGAAACCAACAAGAAGTCTTGAATTCATCCAAATTGAGTTCGTTATCATGAACACTGGTGCTTCATTCAATAACATCTAATCTATTTAAAAATAAACATAAAGGCTCCCAAACGGGAGCTTTTTTGTTTTATATGAATATTTATAGTGAAAAGAAATCATGGCTAAAATAAAAATAACATCTGAGCAATACAAATCTATTTTATTGCGTGAACAAGAAAGTCGTTTAAATGCTTCTGGTAACGTTTTAAATGAAAACCTAGAGTTGGGTCCAGAACTTTTGGAAGAGGGTTGGAAAGAGGTTCTTTTAGGTGTTGCTAGCCTTTTAGGTGTTGGCTTGACTGGGCTAAATAAAGCTATGGCTCAAGACGCTCTTGGTGATGAAAATATAATGGGTGAAATAAAATCTGCTCTAGAAAACAAAAATAAAATAGAAGAATTGGTCAAGGCTTTAGAAGAAAAAGGAATGAAAAATCCAAAAAATTTATTGGCTAAAAATGCCAAAAAAATAAAAGATGAGTATAACAAAATTTCTAAAGATAATAACATGAAGCACATTATTGGTACAAATGTTATTGCTAATTTAATTGGTTTAGATAAAGAATTGGCAAAAGAATATGAAGATAAAAAAAATTAATTAAATTCTTTAGTAAACGTTATCGCCCCACAATCATATATTCGATATAAATTTCTTTCAAGCATTATTTCATGTTCGGTTTTGTTTATGTCAAAACCTTCTTTAACCAAAACATCTTTTCGATAAGAAAATCTATGTTTTCTATTTTCCCCTTTAATATACCAGTAGTTTGGTTTACTAGAATGTTGTTTTTCAAATTTTAATTTAACATATAAGTTGCCTTGACTCCACCTTCTATCAGCATAACTAATTATCTTTTTTGGTTGATATGTCTTTATAAAATACTTAAGTAGTTTATCAGCACCACCAATGACACTAGTGTTTAATTTATTACAAAATCTAAGCATTTCATAAATATTTAATTGACTAGTACTACCTAAAGATTTTCTAAGATTCCCAAATGTCATTAATGAAACCAAATCATTATCGTAGTACAGTCCGATACAAATCTTTGCGTTAATACTGCCTTGAATGTGGTTTGTTGATAAAAGTCATTAGCTTCATTGTTTGATATTTCTTGTATATTTGTTTTTCTTGCGTATATTTTTGTTTTATTTAAACCTAACAAATTTTTTATTCTGCTTTTAACAATTTCTTTTTTATTTAACCATTCATCTTCAAAAATATGTATTAATTGAATTCCTATGTTTTCACAATCTTGTGTTTTTTTTAAATGATAATTTTTATCTTTAAAAAGTTCAGAATGCCAATAAAGACCATTAAATTCAATAGCTATTTTATGTGATGGAATGTAAATATCAATTTCAAGTGGCGGTATTATATTTTTAGTGTTTTCAATTATAGTAATACCTAAATTATTGATATAATCTTTTAACTCTAATTCTAATTTGTTATATTTGGAACCGCATTTTGGGCAACCTTTTCCTTCTATGTGGTCGTTGGGTATTTGATTGAAACGTCCATGTTCTTTACAAATTATTTCAATACTTTCTTTTGAAGACGTATATACAACATTAGTATAATCATACTTATTTCCATGAATTTCATTAGCTTTACTCATAAATTCATCATTGGTTAATGACCTATTGTCATTGTAACAATTTGGACAATTTTGTTTATAATGATTATTCGGTAAAACTTCAAACTCACCATGTTTTTTACAAGTTATGCTAACCTTTGTGTTGGAGTTGACATAATTTGTTTTATTGTAATCATATCTATCTCCATGTATTTCTTTTGCTTTTTTTATAAAAAAAAGGGTATCTACCTTGGGATTTCTAGTACATAGATTACAACCAACTTTATTCCTTAGATGTTCAGAAGGTATTTGGTTAAAATATTCGTTATGTTCAACACATTTTATTTTAATTTTTGTTGATGAATTAATATACTCAGAATCAATGTAATCATATTTATCACCAAATTTATTTTTAGCTTTAATAATAAATTTTTCTTTTTTTGATATTTTTTCCATTTTATGATATTTATAATAAACCAATAACTTAGTACTCCGCAAAGATACTAATAAATATCTTAAAAAACAAAAAAACATGGCTGATTTATTAATGAAAATGCCCTTGCCTTACGAACCTAAGAAAAAGAATCGTTGGCTTATTACTTTCCCTTCTGATTTGGGGATTCAACAATGGTGGTTGGCATCTGCTTCAAGACCTTCAATTACACAAAATGAAGTAGAAATCCCTTTCCTTAACACTTCTACATGGGTTATTGGACGTTTTACATGGGAAGCAATTGATGTTACTTTCCGTGACCCAATTGGTCCATCTGCTTCTCAAGCAATAATGGAGTGGGTTCGTCTTCACTCTGAATCTATAACAGGTCGTCAAGGTTACGCTGCTGGTTATAAACGTCCAGTAGAACTTGAAATGCTTGACCCGACTGGTGTAGTTGTTGAAAAGTGGTTGTTAGACGGTACAATGCTTACCAACGTAGGATTTGGTGACTTGTCAATGGATGACGATGGTATTGCAGAAATTACTGCTACATTGCGTTTTGACAGAGCTATCTTGTTATTCTAGAATATTTATTTGATTATCAATCATTTAAAAAGGTTATTTATTGCTTTATGGCAATAAGTGACCTTTTTTTATTTAAAAACAATCATTTACAAAAAAATTCTAACTGTTATATTTATTAGAAAGTTATAACAATTTATTAAACGTTTTTAAAATGGATAAAAAACCCAATGTATTTCCTACCAAGGAACAAAGAGAAGCTGCTGATGAAAGAGCCAAACAAGCTGCTTTTGAAGCTGAAAAGATGGCCGCAACACAAGAAATTTATGTAAATTCTATGGGCCCTCAAGATACACCAGCTGGACACGCTGATGCTGTTGAGCAGATGAGAAGAAGAACTGAACAACAGGTAAACATGCACAACCAACAAGGCGTTGTTCAAGACCCTTTATTGGTTGAGACACCAGTACCAAGAGCTTTATCAAAATACGAACAAGAAGTTTTGGAAATCAGAAAAAAATCTGAAGAACAAATGCGTATTCGTGATGAACGTTTGAATAATAATTTAAACCAAACACAAAATTATCAACAACAATATAATGAAGCTTCTGTTGGAAAAACAAATCAAACTCAAAATAACAATCAACCCATGCAAACAAATAATTACCAAACACCAGTTCAACAACCTATCACACAACCTCAAAGCTATGGTCAAGTTAGTTCAAATATCAACCCTTATATTGTTGAATTGAGTCAACCTAACTATAATTCAGCTTTTGATGTCATCCCATTGCCTTCTCAAGGTAAAACATATGCTAATAAAAAACCTAACGTCAGAGTGTCTTATATGACAACTGCCGATGAAAATATTCTTACAAGTCCTAACTTGTTACAAAGTGGTGAGTTTTTGGAAATCCTAATGAATAGAAAGATTTTGGAACAAGAATTAAGATACAAAGACCTTTTGGTTGGTGACCGTAACGCTATTATGATTTGGCTTAGAGCTACAGCATATGGAGAAATATATCCAGTTACTTTGTTTGATGAAAATGATGTACCTTTTGACACAGAATTAAATCTTAACGAACTTAAAACCAAAAATTTAGGTGCTGAACCAGATGCTGAAGGGTTATTTGATTTTCAATTCCCAAGCTCTAAGGATGTAATCAAATTCAAAATGTTAACTTGTGGTGATTCTGATATCATTGAAACTAGATTGGAACAAGATAAGGAAAATAAGGTGCCTGTAAATAACATGGCTACATACACAATGGAACATTTGATTGTCGAAGTAAACGGGAATAGAGATAGAAATTTTATCAAAGAATATGTGAACAGCATTAGAATTCGTGATGGTAAAGCTTTCAGTGACTATGTAACTAGCATTGAGTGCGGTATTGACATGAATATCTCTGTTAAGACTCCTGGAGGTGGGTCTATTGAGACCTTTCTTCCCCTTAACCTTAACTTTTTTTGGCCTAACATCAGAGTATAAAGTCCCTCTTTTAGAAGAGATATGGATTTGTACACAATACATGAAAAATATGACATATACTGATGTCTTGTCAATGCCTACTTACGAGAGGCGATTTTTCATAGGGCAATTAACTAGAGACAATGCCAAGCAAGAAGAACAAATGGAAAGAGCCAGAGAGCAAAATCAAGCTAGCAACGGAAAGGGGTCCAGAACCAAAAAAATAAGTGGTGATGCTTTAAAAACAAGAATGAAAAATGGTGAAATACCAACCAAGTAAAAAGTCCCCATTTTATGGGGATTTTTGTTTTGATTGATATTTATAAAAAAAAGAACATTATGAAAATAATATTAACCGAAGAACAATTTAAACTAATAGAAAACTACGTTGATGAGGCTAGGAAAGCACCTAACCCAGAAAAATTATCTTTATTTTTTAACGATAACCCAAAAGCTCAATTCTTTTCAGTTATTCAAAGAATCAAGGGTGGTAGCGATACCGAATATGATTTCAAATTTGAAGAGATAAACGGTCATAAAATGATAAAGGATGTCAACAAAGGAACCAAAACAAAAGGTTGTAGTATTGATGCACGTTTTGATACTATGATTTATGGTAATAAATTTCAAGTAAGTTTTGGTAAATGCGGTACTCTAACTATAAATAATGTTGTGGGTTTGAAAGTATTTGCTGATGAGCAAAGTTTAAGAAGTGGACATCAAATGGATAGTTATGAGCTGGAACATGATTTGGATAAAACTGGTTCTGACTTTGTAGACCAATATTACAATGAACTTAAAAATGTTAAAGTAGATGACGAAATACATTTTGATTCAAAATTCAAATGGGATGGTATTGTTCAAGAAAAAAAAGAACAATATGTTGTTGTTTCAATGAAACAAGTAACATCAAAGTCAACATCCCCAATCATTTTAAAAATTGATTTAATAAATAACCCTTTTTATGAAGAAGATGGTTTTACCATGTTTAAATCACAAGCAGATGATAAAGAATTTAAAATTGAGGTTAAAAAGTTTTTTGTTGATACCAAGGGTTCTGGTAAAAAAGAAGAACCTAAAAAAGAAGAGCCTAAACAAGAAGAACCTAAACAAGATGAACCTAATGATGGAAAAACAGATAAACAAAAAAAAGAAGAGGCTAAAAAATTAATGGATGCTATAACACAAGACCCACTGATGAAAAAAGCTTTTTATAAAAACCCTACACTTTGGAATTTTATAACTAGTGCGATAAAAGGAGAAAACCCTAGAGGTACTGGTATAGTACCAGCACAACAAATTGTTAGAAATTACAGCATATCAAAAGCTAGACGTAGTTTGGGTGATGCTTTTGAATATTTCATACCTAATAAAGTGTTAACTTATACTTTAATAAGTCCTACTATAGATTTTAAATTGTTAGATAAAAGTAGTAACCCTATAACTTTTAATTCTAGGGAGGATTATTCTGCCAAAGTTAATGAAATTGATTATTCGGACTTAAACTTATATGATGATAAAAAAGAGGTTAAAATAATTGTAAATAAAGAAAATAAAACAGAAAGAAAATCAAATACTTTTGATGTAACTTTTCAAAAAGAATATATTGATAAGGAAAAAAAGTCTCAAATTAAATCTTTTAATGGTATTATAACAATTATAAACAAAGAAGGTTCTGGGTATTTTAATGATAAAAAAACAAACTAAAGCAATAAAATAATGGGTCCAGATGAATTAAAAAAACTAGTAGCTTCTATGAAAGAAGAAGCTGAGATTAGACAGAGAATTAACGAATCATCTGCTGAGTATCTCAAACTTTTAAAAGATATAAAAAATCTTAATAAAGATATTGCAGATAGTCAAGCTGCTTTAATTGAACAACTAGGAAAAGAAAGAAAAGCTAGAGCAGCAACGATTGGGCTTCAAGGAAAAGCTTTGATAGACGCTCAAGCAATTTTAGATATAGAAGAACAAAAATCTAAAATTTTAAGAGGCCAACTTTCTGATTTAAAAGAAAGTGCGGCTCAAATGACTAAAATAGCCAAAGAAGCTGGTAAATTAACAAAGTCTTTTGCTGCGTTTTCTCAAGTAAAAAAAGATGTTGGTGCTATTACGTCAACGGTATCAAAAGGATACGGTATTCTTAAGGGTTGGGCTGGTTTATTTGAGATGGATAAGAAAATAAGAATGTCAGCTCTAAGTATGGGATTGTTGGATACACAAACCAAGAGTTTTAGAGATAATTTATTTTATGCTAGTCAAACTACCCAACAATTTGGTCTTGATATTGGTGAGCTGGCTGAACTTCAAGCAAAATTTAGTGATGAGTTAGGTAGGACAGTTATGCTTAGTCAAGAAGGACTGATATCCATGGGAGCTATGGCCAAAGCTACTGGGTTGGGTTCTGAAGGTGCTGCTCAATTGGCTGGAGATTTTGATAGAATAGGAATTTCTGCTGAGGGTACGGCTAATTTTATGGAACAAACCATGAATGACGCTAGCAAAATGGGGTTAAACGCTTCCAAGGTTGTGAGAAATATTCAACAAAACATGAAAATGTTGAATAAATACAATTTCAAGGGTGGTGTTAATGGATTGAAGAAAATGGCTGAATCAATGACCAAAATGGGACTTGATATGAACATGGTTGCACCAATGGCTGACAAGCTATTTGATATTGAAGGAGCTGTTGATATGTCTGCTCAATTACAAGTATTGGGTGGAGAATGGTCTAAATTGGCCGACCCATTTCATTTGATGTATATGGCACGTAATGACATGGAAGGTTTAACAAAAGAAGTTGTGAATGCTACAGCTGCTTCGTCTCATTGGAGTAAAACAAATAAACAATTTGAAATTTCAGCGTTGGAAATGCATACCCTTAGAAAGGTAGCTGAACAAACTGGTATGAGTTATGAAGATTTAGCTGCTTCAGCTAAAAAAGCTGCTCAATTTGTTGGTGTTAGAAAACAAATTAGTTATGGATTTGATGAAGACACCAAAAAATTTATTGAAACAACAGCAGATATTGATGATAACGGAAACGCAACTATCACCATCAACGGTAATAAAAAACTTGTAAGTCAATTGACCAATATGGATAAAACTGCGTTGGATACAATGATTGCTGAAAAGAAAACACTAAAAGAACGTGCTGACGCTGCTCAAACTTTTGATGAAAAATTAACCAATTTAATAAATCAAGTTAAAACACTACTGCTTCCAGTACTGGAAGGTCTTGACACAACTTTAAGACCAATTATTAAGAAATTTTCAGAAGCAATAGCTGACCCAAAATTTTTAGAAACAATAAAAGGACTTGGTGAATCAATAGGTAAAATTATTGGTAGTATTGGTAAATTTATTTTTGAAAACCCAAAATGGAGTCTTGCTTTGTTTGGCGTATTTGAGGCAGCTAAATGGATTTTAAATGGTGTTGCATTGGGTATTGGATTTAATAAAACAGCTTCTATAGGTGGTGGTGGTGGTGGTGGTGGTTTAGGAACTAGAAATATGGCCGCAATGAGTAGGATGGGGTTATCTACTATGGGTAAATTTGGTGCTAATTTCAAAGGAGCGGCTGGTTCGGGTGCTGCAATAGGTGGTGGTATATTAGCTGGAGGTTTATCTGCTTATAATGAATATGGTGAACAAAGAGATAAAGGTAAATCAGTTGGTTCATCATTAGGTAGAGCTGGATTAAAAGGTCTTGGAGCTGGTGGTGGTGCTTGGGCTGGTGCTGCTGCTGGAGCAGCACTTGGTGCTTTTGGTGGGCCATTGGCACCCATTACTGTTCCTTTGGGTGCTTTAATTGGTGGTGGTTTAGGTGCATGGGGTGGTGGTGAATTAACTGATTTAGACACATATGGTATTGATGATGGAGTTATGTTTAACCCTAGAGATAAATTTTTAAAATTGAATGATGGAGCTATGATTGCTGGTACCAATGAAAATGGAAATCAATCTTTGGCTGATGCTATGATGAAATCAAAAGATTACAATGGTTCAAAATCTAATAATTCAAATACAATATCAAGAGTTGAATTTGGTGAATTATCAATAAATGGAAAATTAATGATTGAATCACCAGGAAATCCAAACATGAGTGTTGATTTGCTTAAAAATCCAGAATTTATCTCAGAAATAACCAAAAAAATGTTGGTTCAAATTGATGTTTCAAAAAGACAAGTACAAAAAGGTTAATTATTTTTAAAAAAACTTGACAATATGGAAAAAAAGTAGTAAATTTGCATTACAATAGTAATATTAAATAAATTATTAAATAAATTATTAAATAAATTATTAAATAGTTTATAATTATTGTGATTTTATGTAAAGGGGCACAGAATGTGCATTTTTAATTTCAAGATAAATCAATATATCATTTATTTTAGGAAATTTTACACTACAATAGTATTTATATAGAAAAGTAACTACTATGTCATTTTATAATACAGCACCACCTACACCTTCAACCAAAAACAATATTACAGATATTGCGGTATCGTATGGAATAAGGGATTTCTTGTTAAATAAAAACTTACTACCAACATATCCTTTTATTTCAACTGCAATTAATGGTAGTCCTCGCATTGGTGAACCTGTATTAGATACAAGCATCAATGGTAATTCTAATGTAATTCCGTTTGGTCTTCCATTAGAAACAGAAGGACTTGTTAGATACAATTCAGCTATAGCTTCCAACCAATTTAAAAATGATGACCCAACATCACCTTCATTGCTTAGTATTGTCAATATCACTCAAACACAAGGTGTTTTTGGCAATGTAGATTTCCCTTCGGGTATTCAATCTTATCCAATTGGTTCAACTCAACAAGTTGCTGAATATGGATTATTAGGTAAAACAGCATATGCTGAATTTAGAAAAAAAGCAACCCTTTATAATCTTTATTTGGATACTACAAAACAAGTTGATGCTGCTGATTGGATTACTCTTCAACCAGCTGGTTTCACACAGCAATTAACAGGTTATTTGGACCAATATGGAAGTTTAAATTTAGGTGGTAGTAAAGGTATTCAAGCTGCAAATATCATAGGAAGCGTTTTAAATGGTCAAGGATTGGGATTGGCAAAAGGTGGGGTTGTAACCAATTTTGATATAAGAAGTTCTTTGGCTGGTAGAGTTTTAGGTGCAACTGGTGCTATAAACGATACCAAATTAGGTATGATTGGTGGTCAACAATTAGCTTTGGCTTTGGCCAATAATGCAGCTTTCAATCTTCAACAAGATATTTTAGGTTCTTTAAACGTTCAAAATAACATATTGGCACTAGTTAAGGGTGGTCCACTTCCTGGACTTAGACCAAATTATCAGATTACTGTACCTTCAAGTAATGGCGGTAAAATAGCTGATTATACTGAAAAGGTATTAGGGTTTACTATTCCAAAAAGTTATTTAACACCAGCTGGTTCTATATTTTCATCTGAAAACCCAGCTGGTAATATTCAAAGAGCCAACTTTATGTTGGAGAATACTGGAAAGGGTCAAAGACAATCTTTGACTACTAATATGTTTGCCAATATCAATGGTACTGGTGATTATGATAACCCAAACCCTACTCCTTTTAGAAGTGGTTATGCTCCAGGTTACGCAAAAGGAGAAGAAAAACCAGATTTGACTCCACCAAATATTTATGCTTTTTACGATGATAAAACCAAAGGGACTGTATTGAACCTTATGGTAAGTTTAACTGGTGCAAGTAATTTGATTCCAACAATAAGCTATGACCGTTCTAATTTGATTAAAGAATATGGTTTTGAAGCTCCTAGCGACAAAACTTTTATTGGTCATAGATATATTTCAAGTTATGATTATAGAAAAGTTAACGATGTTGGGTTTTCATGGGGTAGCAGAGATGGTAAAACTGTGAATGGTGATATTGATGATAACTATGAACCGCTGGATGGTGATAAAAAATCACTATTGGTTAAAACACAGAAGTTATTTAATAGCAAGGGTATGTTAAATATTGTCACAAGAAAAGGCGACATGAATAAATTTTCAAGTCAGATAGAAACAGCTAGTGGTGGAGGTTTCTCAAAAGGTAGTGGTGTTTTAACTAAAGATGTTTATGCTGGTAATTATCAAGTTTCTGCAAAATTTGATACCGCAGAAAATACTTATTGTAGAAGTTGGACGACAATAGATAGATATGATAAAGTTTCAAACCTTATAAGAAATTCTGGTTTAACAGAATTTTCTAGTAATGAGAAAATACCTTACAGATTTCAATATGAAAATTCAACACTTGAATCGGCTGGTTTTGTTAAAATAGCCCCTTATGTTGACGAATATGAAGTGTATAATGCTGTTATTGAAGCCAACCCAAAAAACTACATGTTTTCAATTGAAAATTTGGCTTGGAATGAAAACACACAAAATTTATTACCAGTTGAACAAGGTCCAGGAGATTTAACAACAGGAACCAAAGGTAGAATAATGTGGTTTCCACCTTATGATATTCAATTTAGTGAAAGCACTTCAGTTAATTGGGAATCAACAAATTTTATAGGTAGAGGTGAACCTGTTTATACGTATAATAACACTGAAAGAAGTGGTAATCTTTCTTTTAAAATAATTGTTGACCATTCTAGCTATGTAAATGCTTTTGGTGATAGTGCAATACAAGCTGATGATAATTATGTTGCATCATTTTTTGCTGGTTGTGTTGACCCAGATAGTAAAGTTGGAAAAAGATTAACCATTTCTCAAAAAAGTGTTGGTGCCCAATTATCAAATGAAACAATACCTAAAAAAAATGTTGAAAACCCTAAAACACCAGTACCTTTTAATGTATACTTCCCAAATGATATCTTTGACATAAACACAGTAATTGGTTTAGGTTATGAAAATGGTTTGAATAATAACTATAATGTTACCCCACCAATAGTTGGAACTACACCAGTTACATCACCAAATGGGGTTGGAAATGGTATCGGTAAACTTCAAGGTATGGTGACACCTCCAAAGGATAGCAATGGCAAACCAATGATTAACAATCCTAAAACACCTTATTTTGATGGATACAATTTTGGTAAAAATGCAAAAAAAATAAAAGTTATTGACGGACAACAAGAATACTCTGGTATTACAGATGCTGGGTATTTTAGTGATTTATCAAATTATCTTGAAAACACATGTAAAGCTTGTATTATAAACATTCAAGCAACTGCTAGTCCACAAGGTTATGAACCTTACAATACTGAGTTAGCAAAAAAAAGAGCTCAATCTGTGGCTGAATACATAAAACAAAATTTAACAATAACAAACAAATCTAGAATAACAGCAAAGTTAACTTATAAAGCACTAACAAAAACTGGATGTATTGTTACGGGTAAACCAGACCAAGAAACATGCAAAGAAGATAGAAGAGCTGAAGTTACATTTGATATTGACCCTAACTTATTACCAAAAGAAATTGTTGAAGCACCAGTTGTAAAAAAAGATGCAAGTACTGAAAGATTTAATACGGAAGTCACCAATCAACTTTATGATGAGTCTAGATATTTTAATCGTATAAAACAATCAGACCCATTGGTATTTGATGCGTTTAGGGATAAAATTAAATACTTCCACCCAGCATTCCACTCAATGACACCAGAAGGTTTAAACTCTAGACTTACATTTTTACAACAATGTACAAGACAAGGGCCAACACTTGAAACTTCTAATACAAAAAATTTAGCTTTTGGTAGAGCACCAGTTTGTATTTTAAGAATTGGTGATTTTTATCACACAAAAATTGTTATTGATAGTTTAAATGTTGATTATGAACCATTGGTTTGGGACCTTAACCCAGAAGGAATAGGAGTTCAACCTATGATTGCAAATGTAAACTTATCGTTTAAATTTGTGGGTGGTTCATCACTTAAAGGACCAATTAATATACTTCAAAATGCTTTGTCATTTAACTATTATGCAAATACGCATGTTTATGACCCAAGAGCAAGTTATCTTAAAAAAGCTGAAACACCTAGAAAAGATGAAAAAACTGGAAAAGATTTAGGTACTTATGATATTGTGTCTGGGTCACCAATAAGCAACTACATCAAAGTACCTAACCAACCAGCAAAAACACCACAACTAGAAATAAACCAAAATGCAGAAGCTGATAGAATTGATGCTAACTCAGATAAACCAACATCAGAACCAGCCTCTGGTTCAACAACACCAGCTGTTTCTGGTATTGGTAACATTAGTGTTGGTAATTGGGGTGGTGAAAAACATGATATTAGAGTAAATTTAACTTTTGATGGATTAACATCTAATAGTACCGAGCAAGTAAAAAACACATTTTTAAATAAAGGTTTAAAATTAAGTATTGAAAATGTTTTAGGACAATTAATAATTGAAGAAACTGTTGTGTTAAACAGTCCAAATTATAAAGGGTTAGAATGGTTATTATCTGGTGGTTTAGACTCGCCATTTGGGTTTTATTTTGGTTCTATCATTGAAAATGACTCAAGTCTCCCTAAAATAATAATACCTAGCGGTTCATATGTTTTAAAAGTTAAGTATGATGGAGGATTACTATTAAAAAAAATGTTTATCGTAACCTAACAACTAATAAAAATAATAACTATGGCAGTATATTTTGATAGATATAAAAATTTTAGAGAAAATGGTGAAATTAAACCATTACCAGGAATTACAATACCAGCAGCGTCATCAGATGTCTATGCTTTGTATAAAAAAGGTCAATCTAGACTTGACAAAATAAGTAATACGTATTATAATAACCCTTACAGCGGATGGTTAATCATGTTAGCAAACCCAGAATTTGGTGGTTTGGAATTTAATATACCAGATATGTCCTCAATTAGGGTACCATATCCACTTACCGATGCTGTACAAAGATATATAAACGAAATAAATAATCATAAAATATTATATGGCTAAACCAATATGCTCTTGTGGTAAAACAAGTTTAATTAACCCAAATGCGTTTCAAATTCATGATAAAATAACCAGCACTCCAGTTCCACTTGAAGACTTGACAATTTATGTTGAATTACAAACAAGAAAAAAAGGAAGAAGTGTTTTAATAACAAACAAACAAGGTGGTTCTGGTGAGAGTGAAAGACCAATAACTGTTAATTTTATTGAAGGGTCTGACGTAAATGGAATGGGTGGTAAAAAATATTTAACTTCTCAATTCACTGAATTAACTACCGTTTTTGATGGAAAAACACAAAGCAATGAAAATCTAGGAATTTCATCAATTGACATTGATTTCAATTCATCATATGCCCCAATGGTTACAATTAATTTTGTTGATTTGAGAGGTAGTTCTATTTTTCAAAATGATGATAATATTACTAGTGGAGATAACCCATATTCAGTATTCTTTAAATTACCTTACCCATTATATACATTAAAAATAAAAGGGTATTACGGACAACCAGTTGAATACTGTCTTCATATGACAAAGTTTACTTCTAGGTTTAATTCACAAAGTGGAAACTTTGAAATAACAGCTAGTTTTATTGGTTATACATACGCAATGCTTTCTGATATGCTTTTAGGTGTTTTAAAAGTAATTCCAGAAACTATTTGTGGTAAAAAAAAATATAAAGATTTAAAAGACCCAGCACAAGGAGGTGATAATACACTATTAACTTTGTTAGAACTTTATGACAAATTAGGACAAATAAATGTTGAGTCTAACAGAATATTAAGTACTGATACAAACTATATTGCCCTTACAAATTATACCAATAGTTTGGATAAATTAACCGCTATAAGAAACAACATTGATATATTAGGAAGAGCAATTGATATCAAAAAAGGTGATGTAAATAAATATGATTTTTTTATTGTAGATTATGCAGAGGATGTAAAAACTTATATTAATACGTATATTACAAATATTGCTAGTGCTATAAATGATTATAATACATTTATTGGTAACTCTGACGTTGCTCCGTTATTGATTGATGATTTTGGTTTACACTTCAAGACCGAATATGTCGGTACAACGTTTGCTAATGTGGTAAAAAATTCAAAAGATGGTAATGAATACGATAAAAAAATAGTTAATTTTGTAGGAAATAATAATTATCCTATTAATGATGAGTTTAATGAAAAAAAAATAACGATAATTGACAACATAGAAAAATATAAAGCTTTAGATAATCAGATAAACAACACAAATGACATAATTGAAACTTTTAAGGAAAGAGTAGCTCAGACGTTAAGAAGTAATGTTTCTGGTAATTTAGGTTTTGAACCAACGGTTAGAAATATAGTTAGAACATTTACAACAGCTGTTGAAGTTTATTTATCATGTTTATATGATGTTTCATTAGCTGCTGGTAAAAGTGTTGATAGATATAACGAGTTAAAAGATAAATTTACACCAAATGAAAGCGTTGATTACAACAGCTTAGCCCAATACTATCCATGGCCAACATACTTGGACAATAAGAAAGATAACGAACCATCAACTGAAAAATATTTGGGTTCGGTGGGTGTTTTGGAAAATCCTATGAATGTAGATGAAATACGTTTTATTGATGATTTATTCAATGCTTTTATTATAAGTGCTCAAAAAGAAAAAAATATTGATGCGTTGATTAGAGAGAAAAATACAAACTGGTATTCAGTTAATCCTTTGGATTCAAGTCTTTTTAATGACACACCACCATATAGAAGAGCTGAATTTCTTTTACCGCAAGACCTTGCTGATATGGTTATGATTAGAGCTATGACATTTTTAGGTTTATCCAATAACAATTTGACACAAGATGAAATATTAAATTTTGCACAAAAAGAAGGTGAAGCTATTCTTAATGACATTACTGACACAAAATTAAAAGATGGTTTTATAAATACTTTTAAAACAACAAAATCTTTATTAACAGTAATTGGAAAAATAAATGGTAAACAACAAAGAGTTGTCAATGAAAACGGGGATGTGTATTTTTATGATTATATAGGTGATGAAGGTTACAATGAGGCTAAAATAATACCTTTAAAGAAAGATTTCTTTAATGCTGAATATGATACTCTGAGTGGTGATATTTCAGAACAATTAAATAGTGGTAACCTTTTATTATCAAACTATCAAGCATGTTTTAAAGCTCAAGATAACGATAAACCATATTTAGGCAATGCTTCAAATCCAGGAGATGGAG